GCCTTCGTCATCTACGAGCATGTGCAGCGCCACTTCGTGGAGTGCATACACGCCGACACTCCGGAAGCCAAGGCCGCATACGGCTACGCCATCAACCGATGGGGGGCTGAGACCGTAGAGGAAACGGGCATCGGCTACGCGCCGAAGGACTGGCAAGACATCATCACCTTTGCCGGACGTGACGGGCTCAGCATCCCCCTGATGAAGGAGCTGCAGCTGATTAGGACCTCAGAGCGGGGCAACGACTACGGCTTCTACAATGACCGCCTGATGATACCCATCAGGGACAAGTTCGGCCGGGTCATCAGCTATACGGCCCGGACGATGGACGAGCACAAGGAGAAGGGCGGCAAGTACATGAACGGCGCCGAGAGCTTCTTCTTCACCAAGGGCAACCATCTTTTCGGACTCGACCTCGCACAGAAAGAGGGCGCAAAGCAAGAGCTGTTCTATGTTGTAGAAGGTGCGCCGGACGTCATCAAGCTCCAGCAGATAGGCATTACGAACACCATCGCCGCCCTGGGCACCGCTTTTACCCGGGAGCAGTTCCAACTGCTGAAGCGCTACCACTGCACGCTCTGCTTCATTCCAGACCAGGACGGGCCCGGGATAGAGGCGGTCAAGAAGAACGGCCGCCTGGCCATGGAGGCCGGCTTCAGGGTGACGGTGAAGGAGATACCTCCATTAGTGGACGACGACGGCACCGAGCACAAGCAGGATGCCGACAGCTACTTCAAACGCAGCGAGGAGGGAGGCAAGAACAGTGCGGAAGCGCAGCTGGCCACCCTTACCACCGAGGACTTCGTGATATGGCTGGCCCGTCATATCTACAATGAAGACCAGACAGACACCGCCAAGAGCGACAGCATCAAGGAGATATGCGACACGCTGATCCTGGAGCAAGACGAGTTCACACGGAACAGCCTGATCGACGCGCTGGGCGAAAAGTACGGCCACAAGTCGCTGTGGAAGAATGCCGTCAACGATGCCAAGCGGCGGCGCAACGAGGAAAAGGCCAAGCGAACTTCACAGAAGAGCGGCATCGACCTAAGAAAATACGGTTTCTTCGAGGAGCACAACTGCTACTGGAGCAACGAGGACGGCGGCGAAAAACAATGGTCGAACTTCAAGATGAAGCCCCTGTTCCACATCATGGGCGTCGACGACTCCAAGCGCCTGTATGAGATTACCAATGTAGACGGAACGACACGCACGTTGGAACTGACTGCCGATGAACTGGTGTCGCTGCCCAAGTTCATGACCCGCGTGGAGAGTGCCGGCAATTTCCTGTGGAAAGCCACCATGCAGGAGCTGACCAAGCTGAAGAGCTATCTTTTCGACATCACCGGCACGGCCATCCGCATCAGGCAGTACGGCTGGCAGAAGCGCGGCTTCTGGGCCTTCGGCAATGGCTGCATCTACGACGACGAATGGTTCCCGGCTGACCACATGGGCATCGTCCACTTGCACGATGCCAACAAGCAGCTCGACAACTACTACCTTCAGGGAGCCAGCGACCTCTATGCCGAGGACACCAGCTATTTCACTTTCGAACGCCAGTTCGTCATGCCTGAGGGGCACAGCAGCATATCGCTCCGCGACTTCGCCATGATGATGGCCGACGTCTTCGGCAACAACGCGAAGATAGGGCTGTGCTATCTGCTGGCCACCATCTTCCGCGACGTCATCACCGGATACACCACCAACTTCCCGCTGCTGAACCTCTTCGGACCGAAGGGCAGCGGCAAGTCGGAACTGGGCATCACGCTCATGCGCTTCTTTACTATTGGCGACCGTCCCATCAACCTGCGCAACACCACGGCTCCCGGCCTGTCGCAGGCGCTGGCCATGTCAGCCAACGGCATGGTGCACCTCGACGAGTACAAGAACTCGCTCGACATGCGCATCATCGAGATTATCAAGGGTGCCTACGACGGCGTGGGACGCGCACGCATGGACATGGACCGAGGCAAGCAGATAGAGAAGACACCCGTGGACTGCGGTGTCATCGTCAGTGGCCAGGAGATGCCGACGCTCGACATCGCTATGTTCTCGCGCATGATATACCTGACGCACGACACCACCGTGCACGACCGCGAGGCCAAGGACCGCTTCAACCACCTGGCCGACATACGCAAGCTGGGCCTGCAGCACCTGACGAAGCAGATCCTCTCACACAGGGCACTTTTCGAGAGCTCGTTCTACGAGACCTACAACGAGGTGACCAACGAAGTCTACGACCTCATTGACGGCAGCCAGGTGGAAGACCGCCTGTGGCGCAACTGGGTGATGCTGCTGGCCGCATACAAGACGCTTTACCAGCAGCTTTCACTGCCCTTCGACTATGAGGAAATGAAGAAACTGTGCGTTGAGGGCATCAAGCGGCAGAACTCAGAGATTATCAGTAACAACGAACTGGGCAACCTGTGGAACGCCATGACCTACCTCTACGAGGAAGGAATGATCTACAGCGACGGCGACTTCAAGGTGAAGTACGTCAAGACGCTGAAAACAGACCGCACCGAGCGAGAGTACCGCACGAACACGCCAGTACTGATGCTGCGCTTGAACCACTTCATAGGCCAGTACAAGCGCATGGCCAAACAGCAGGGCGAGACGGTGATGTCGAAAGACTCCATCCGCTACTATCTCACCACCAGCAGTGCATACCTGGGCATGAAGGCCTCGGAGCGATGGAAAGTGTTCCAGGACGGAAAGCCACTGACCGAAACGCGAGTAGAGGGTGGCCAGACGCGTCAGGCCGATGTCTGCAAGTTCGACCGCTGCATGTGCTTCGACTACCTGCAGCTGAAGGATAAATTCGACCTGAACCTGGAGTCGGTATCTGCTGAGCGGGCCTACCAGATGGAGAAGGAGGCCGAAGCCGCAGAAGCCAGCAGCTTTGCCAAAAAGAAAGAGCCGGACATATTTGAGCCTACAGACGACGAGCCGTTCTGAACAGTTTAGTAGTTTTCAAGATAACATTTTCTGCCGAGAGCCTGGCGCGTGATGCGTCGGGCTCTTTTCTTGGAGGGGATTTAATCACTAATTTAAGCAATAACGCCGATTCTAGTCATATCCTCATGCGCACGCGCGCGCACGTAGAAAACGCTGCACACACATGCACACAGGTGCACACATTTTGATTTTGCGTTGATTTACAAGCAATTACGGACGGCACACAAAACGGCAAGTCTGCACACACCCTGCACAAATTTGCACACACTCTGCACACAAGCACCCGCTTTGCACACAAAAGGCGCGTTTTGCACACAGATTTTTCCTTTTGCACACAAAGAAATTAGAGATAAAATATTGATAATCAGGAGAGTACTATTTTGTGTGCATTTGTGTGCAGCGTGTGCAGCCATTTAGGTATTCGTATGCGCGAAATTTTTGGTTTACTACAATAAAACTGCGCTTTGTTCTCGTTTTTACAGAAAAATGACTACCTTTGCATTGTTTTATTGCTGCTGCCTATGAGCCAGATACAGATATACATCAAACTACCGCTCTATGAGCGAGAGTGGTGTGAGCACCACTTCGGCAGGCCGTGCGAGTTTCCTGCGGCTACAAACCTGAACAATGTCATCCGCCACTTCTCTCGTCCGAGACCTGCAGGCGTACCACCAGAGACACAGCTGGAGGGCGAGCTGGCCATCTGCCTCATGGGCAGTAAATCGAAGAAGCCGGAGGTGTACAACTACATCTCTAAGCATGGCAAAGCTGCCATCGCCGAAGCCATCGACGACCTGTTCACGATGCACATGTGGGAGGAACTGACAGATATCGGTACGCGCTCGGTGCAGCTCTCGAAACTCGTCATGGACTGGATGGATGCCAACGGCATCTCCATGCATTGCAACAACTACGATAACCTGCGCATGAAGTTCCAGCGCATCAAGGATGCATATAAAAACAAGGCGGGAGTCAACGTCTCGCGCGGCTACAAACATGAAAACCGTTAAGCAAAGTTAAATACGGCGTTTTTTCCCGCCACTAAATCAAAGAAAAGTTTCAAACCTGTTCAACACCGTTCAACTATGTCAAAGTTAGTTCATGTCAAAAAGATTGAAATTGCCGATGCTTGCAGCCTGGGAAGTATTCAGGTGCTCAGTGAAACGACATGCCGTTTCAAAAGCCAACCCATTTTCTCTGAAATCGACATCAAAGAACTCGTAGGTGTGACTATTGAGGATAGCTACGAGAATAACCAGAAAGTCTATACGACAACGGCAACGTTCAATACCTGCGACAAAAAACCGATAACTGTACGACAGGCTTCCTTCCGCCTTACGTCTATTGACGGAAAACAGTATATGATAGGCACGGACTCCCGTCCCTATCCTATTATAAAGGAAAGGAATCCGTACCCGGAAAAGCCGGCTGACACCACATTGAAGACTGTCACCATCACCTGGAAGTCGTTGCTCCCTATGCTCCTTATTGTTGAATAAGGTATTTTCCTCTGTAATTACTGTGTGCTATCTTTGCATCTGTTATGAAAGCAAAGACCGCATACCAATTACACCTGAAGGGATTCGTCGGAGGCTATGACTTCGACGCTGACTACGTTGACTACGTGCTCTCCAAAAACGAGGGCAAGGAAGTCAATGTGCTCATTGACTCCCTTGGGGGTGCTGCCAACACGGCCCTGAGCATCTTCGCCGCCTTCAAACGTCACGGCATGGTCAACGTCCACTTCGTGGGCATGAATGCCAGCGCCAGCACCATCGCTTCGCTGGGTGCCAGGCATATCAGCATGGACTCCTCGGCCATGTACCTGGTGCATAAGTGCTCTGTCACAGTGTTCAAGTGGCAGCAGATGAATTCCGACCAGCTGCAGCAGCTGATCGATGACATCAGCAAACGCAAGGCAAACCTTGACAAGCTCGACGAGAACGTGGCACAGATGTATGCCACACGCTGCAAGAAACAGCCTGCCGACCTGCTGGCCCTGATGAAGGTGGGTGGCTGGCTGACAGCAAAGGAGGCCCTGGAGTGGGGCTTCGTCGATGAGCTGACCGACAACGAGGAAGACGGCAAGCCCGTAGAACTGACGCAGAGCGTAGCTCAGGCCCTGGCTATGGCTGGCATCCCAATACCGGAGAATCATTCCAATACCAAATCCCATAGTGACATGAACAAAAGCTTTATCAAGGTTAACGCCCTGCTCAAGGTAGAGGGCATTAACGAGTCGGCCGGTGGTCTCATGCTGACTACTGAGCAGCTGCAGGTCATCGAGGACCATCTGGCCGAGCTTCAGGGCAAGGTCGAGAACATCGGAAACCTGGAGCAGCAGCTGGCGCAGGCCAAGACTGACAAGGAAACGGCAGAGACAGCCAAGGCTGATGCCGAGACCGCCAAGGCCAATGCCGAGCAGCAGCTGGCCGACCTCCAGAAAGAGTTCGATGACTTCAAGGCTGAAGCTGGTGCCGACACCGTGCTGAAGCCTGGCTCACAGGCCGCTGGCGAGAAGAATCCCTCGTCGGCTGAGATGTACAACCAGATTAAATCACTCCTCTAACCATGCCTACAGCAGCACAGCAACTGATGACTCCCGATCAGATGAAGGAGCGCATCACCCCTGCGGAGCTTGAAACCTCCTGCAAGCAGTATAAGCGTGAACTGATCATGCAGCCCATCGAGGTCATGAAGGACAACACGCTGAAGTATATCACCCTCGTTCCCGGCGTGCGCAACCAGCTCACCTGGGGCGAACTGGCCGGTGACGCAGAACTGGCCCCCTGGAGCAAGTCGAACAAGAAGGATGCCGACTACAAGATAGAGGGCCGTACCCTCCAGGTGTGGCCCGGCAACTGCGCCTACGACTTCGACCCCATGGAGGTGTTCCAGAGCATCTACGGCCAGAGCATCATGCTCGGCCAGTCGATGACCACTCACCAGATTGCCCGCATGGTGGCCACCTACTTCGCCGCGAAGATTGGTGGGCACCTGAACGACCACATCTGGGATGCCGTCCGCAACGTCAGCGGCACCAAGACCGAAGACCTCTTCGACGGCTTCGACACCATCATCGGCAAGGAGATTACTGCCGAGAAGCTGAAGAAAGCCCTTGGAAACTTCTTCGAGTTCGATGCAGCCATCGAAGACTCTACCGCAGTGGAGCAGCTGAAGGAATACTGGCGCAAGGCCAACCAGTTCCTGCGTGGCCGTGATTGCTATATGTACTTGCCGGAAAGCACGTATTGGGCATACATCGACGACTACCAGATCCGTCACGGTGCACTTCCGTACAACACCGAGTACGAGAAGCTGACGCTGGAGGGATCTAACGGCAAGTGCCACTTCGTGGTGCTGTCGAACATGGCGGATTCCGACTACCTGAAGATCACCACCAAGCAGAACCTGCTGCTCGGTACTGACGTGAACGCCCAGGAAAACCACGTCGGCATCCAGAAGTACTCATCGTGGCAGCTCACCTTCGAGTTCGCCGCTGTCTATGGCGCACAGATCCGCACACTGGCCAAGGAGGCCCTGTTTGTGGGCAAGCTGAAGAAGACCTCCACCACTAACCCCTAAAAATTACGATCATGACCTGCACAAGTAAATCGCTCTATAAGAGCGTCGAGGCATGCCCTGGCAAGAAACTCATGCCGGGCATCCGCCGCCGTCTGTACTATAAGAACCGCCGAGCCATTGCCGCTTTTCCCAAGCTGCCTGACGCTGACGACGAGGACGTGACCGACATGGCCAAGCTCGCACAGTACAAGGGTGACTTTACCCTGGCCGCTGAAGAGTACTGGCAGTTCATCGACCTGAAGGACGAAGCCAGCAACGTCACCTTCGAGCCTGTCGGCGAGAACGGCTCGAAGCTGTACAACAACCAGGCCAATGCCATCGTGGCCGGACAGGACGATGAGGTGAAGGGCTTCGCCCGCCAGGCGCTGAACGATGACATCGTCTATGTCTATCAGGACCGTGCCGGCAAGTTCTGTGTCCTCGGCAACGAGATGTTCGAGTGCCACACCTCTCCCAGCGGCGACACCGCAGCAGAGGCAACGGGTGCTATCACCACGACCTTCGCCATACAGTGCTATGACGAGTGCCCCGTGCCTACCTATATGGGTAAGCTGCAGATCTCCGCGACGGAGTACATCGACTGTGCCGATGGCGAGGTGAAGACTGTCACCAATCCTTGAAACCCGTAAGCGGGAATCTTGTTTTGCATACGATAAATTAAAGTTGATTGAAAACCCGGGGCGGAATCAGGCGTGAGCCTCGTTCCGCCCCTTCTTAATCCCAAACATCATGGACCAGATTCTTACAGCCAAAATATATAACTTCCTCCAGCTGGAGAACCCGACGGAGGCTCAGATCATCGAGGGGGCCACGCTGCTGCTACAGTGCAACCCCAACCGCGAACGCAGCATCTATAACACGGCCATGCGCCGGCCCAAGGCTACTTTGCCATGGATCCGCACGGACCTGAAGAAGTATTACGACATCCGGCAGCGTGGGCTTACCACTCCGGAAGTCGAAAAGTTCAACAGCGAAACGGTCAGCCGCGTAGAGCAGACGCTTTCCATGGTACCCAGCGGCGTGGCACAGGAGGGTGACGACGCTCCTGTCGTTTCTGCCCTTGGAACACGAGGCATGCGCGAAGACCATGACCAGCTACCACCTGAGGTGCAGGCCATCTGGGAACGCAACGCTGAGCGGTGGAAGAAGATGGCACGTCTGCACTTCCAGCTGTCACAGATGATAGCCAAGCCAGACTATGCCCCCTGTGACGGCAACGAACTGTGCTACCAGCTCCGCCAGGTTGATGACGACCTGCGTAATGACTATGAAATCTACGACACCTACGACGTAGTAAAAAGCGTAGTAAGTAGTAAGCCGGATGATGCAGCTGACAACGTGGATGTATTCACCGACAACGTGAAGACCATCCAGAACGCCCGCACAGCTATTTCACGTGGCCTGGGACGCAAGACACCGCACACGGAAGAGTCGCTCAGAAAGCTCCAGGATGCCGTCAACACGCTCTTTGCCTTGAAGCAGACCATCAAGCCGGAGACGGTTGAGAAGCTGAAGGCTGCCGGCATCAGTATTCCTCAGACTGAAGCAAATGCCGAAGGGTAAGGACATCAACGCACTGCTGCGCCCTGTCCGCGATGTGCCCCTGCAGGCATATTTCGGACAGGGACTGCACACCCTCGGGCTGCTGAACTGGCTGCTGCCACAGACGGGCAAGGCCGACGTATGGGTCAGCAGCTACAGCACCAGTGAGCCGTTCCTCAGCGGATTCTACCTGCTCAGGCAGAAAGACTTGGTAAGACATTCTGCCATCTTGCTCGACCAAAGGGCAGCACGCAAGACACTCCATCTGGAGAGTCTGCTGGATGCTGCCTTCGAGCATGTCCTGCTGGGGCAGAACCACTCGAAGCTGCTGCTGGTGCAGAACTTCAACATCAGCGTGTCGGTGGTCACCTCACAGAACCAGACCTACGGCGCACGCGCCGAAAGCACCATCATCAGCACCGACCACGGGGTGTTCGACTGTCTCATGCGGCAGTTCCTGGACATCTGCGGGCAAGGTGCCGTGGAACTTGACCTGAAGAATGGAAAAGGAATTATTACAGAAGATAGAGCCGCTGGCACACCTGCTGCTGACCCCTTCCCAGATTGGCGACCTTTTGGAGTTGAGTGGTGAAGATGTGGCCGAGCTGCAGAACCCTTACAGGGAGGCCGGCAAAATGTACCGCCGCGTCCTCGCTGAGCGGGCCCGCGACCTGCATGAGAAGACGCTGCGCCTGGCTGACGTCGGCTCGCCGACGGCTATCGACGAAGCCAACCAGTGGCTGAGAACCGCACAGATAAGCATAGAATGAGATTCGACATCGACCTATATTCCGACAACCTCATGCTTCCGGAGGATGAGCTGCGGGCCAAACAGGTGGCGCCGCAGGTCATCCGGCGTATCGTGCGGCTGCGCGACATCTACAACTACATGTTGCGCAACCCCCTGAAGAAAGACCGCGAATACATCGACTACATACAGGCTTCCTACAAAGATGCCGACGGCAAGCAGCTGTCGAAGCGAAAGGCCTATGAAGATATCGGGATCCTTCATGCCATCATCGGCAACCTGCAGCAGTGCTCCAAGGAGTGGCACCGCTGGCGCTTCAACAACATGATCATGGAGGGCTACGCCATCGCCCTGCGCAAGGAGGACGCTGCCGCCATCGCCAAGCTGGCACAGCAGTATGGCAAGTACAACCAACTCGACAAGAACGATGAGCGCGACCGCGGCTATGGCGAGATTCCCAGAATCGTGTTCACCTTCGACGTGTCGAAGATGGGCTTCCAGCCTATAGCCAACCTCATGCATGTCATCGCTGAGCTGGAGGCGCACTTCTCGCACTCCAGCTACAGCCGTGTGGCAGAGGATGCCGACGTGGTGGAGCTGACGGATGCCGTGACCGAGAAGGAGAAACAGGTGGCAAAACAGATAGAAGCACATGACGACTCAGGAGCAATATCTTAACCCAGCACAAGCCTATATGCTGGCCCTGCTCACCAAGGATATGACCATGGTGGGCGGGCGTGGCATCGGCAAAGGTCTCATTGCCGCCTCGCTGCTGCGTCGCAACGTCGAGGGCATGCCGGGCAGCAACACGGCCCTGGTAGGCCCGAACAGCAAGCGCATGTGGACGAACATCATCCCGTCGTGGGACACGCACCTGCGCCGCTGGGGCTTCGTCGAGAATGTCCACTATGCCTGGGGAAAGAAGCCTGCGAAAGACTGGGGGTGGAAAGACCCCATCATCAAACCGATGAACTGGGAAAACACACTGTCGTTCTGGAACGGCAGCTATGCCACCGTCATCAGCCAGGACCGCAAAGGCACCAGCAACTCGCAGAGCTTCGACTTCGTGCTCATCGACGAGGCAAAGTTCATCGACTTCGAGCAGCTGAAAGATGAGACCTACCCTGCCAACCGTGGCAACGGCAATGTCTTCGGACAACTCTACTATCACCACGGCATCTGCAAGTTCTCCGACATGCCCACGACAAAGAAGGGCAGCTGGTTCCTGAATGACCGCGAGAAATGCGACCCGGAGAAAGTCAAGATGCTGGAAGGCCTTATCCTGGAACTGTCAGTAGTAAAAAAACGACTGGCCGACATGGTGGCCGCCCATCAGCGGCCATCGGCTGCAGAGCTGCACTACCTGCGCCGGCTGTCGCGCACGGTGAACATGCTGCGTGCCGAAACCTATCTCTATAAGGAGTTCTCAAGCATCCAGAATCTGGAGATACTGGGCGAGGAGTTCATCCGCCAGTGCTACCGCGACATGCCACCGGCCACGTTCCGCACCACCATCATGTGCCGGCGCGTAGAGCACAGCGAAGACAGTTTCTATAATGCCAAGACCGACCGCAACCTCTATACGGCTGTCGACAAGAACTACATCGACTCACTGGGCTTTGACATGGAGAAGCTGCGCCACGTGGACTGCCGCACCGATGCCGACATCATACCCACGGAGCCGCTCTGGGTAAGCATGGACGCCAATGCGAACATCAACTGGGCGGTCATCGGACAGCCAGGTGCCGACATGAAGCTGCGCATCCTGAAATCGTTCTACGTCAAGTATGAGCGCCGACTGCCGGAACTGGTGGATGACATCTGCCTGTACTATGGCCCGCTGAAGCACAAGGAGGTGGTGTTCGCTTTCGACTCGACTTTTGTGGGCAACAACTATGGCGTTTCAAAGGCCGACTTCCACACCATCGTCACACAGCGCTTCATTAATCATGGCTGGGTGGTCCGCGAACTCTATATCGGCCAGCCCTGGCAGCACCCCGTCAAACAGCAGCTCATCAACGGCATGTTCCTCGGCCAGCGCACTTACCGCATACTGATTAACGAGGAGAACAATCCGGATCTGCTGAACTCCATCGACTCGGCCATGACCATCAATGGTACCAACCAGAAGGATAAGAGCGGCGAGAAGAAGCCGGAGACAGAGGAAGACCCCCTGCAGGGACGCACTGACGGTTCCGATGCCTTCGACACGCTGTGCATCGCTGTGGAGGTTGGCAATGCTCCTGCCTATGGCGGCGGTGGGGGCGGCGGCATTATGTAGCAATCTTGTTGATACTTTCATAGATTTGATTTTAGGTTTTTAGTTATTGGTTAATTGGGGCAGGTCTTCGCAGTGATGCGCGGGCCTGTCTCCCGTTTTATATAGGTGCATGCCAAAGATTTGTTATTGCGGTTCTTTTTTGCCTGACTGACTTTTTTATAGGTATCGCGCCCACCGTTCCCCGCCCGCCCTGAGCCGCTCGCTTGGATGCTCGTGCCCGGGGACGGTGGGCGCGTTTTTCTCTTCTATGGTCGTGACTGTCAGGGTGAGTTTTTTTTGTTTATGCCGGGTGGACTTCTGTGAGTGATGGTCGCCCATGGGCGCGGTGGTGTCACGGCTTCGGGGTGGCATCGGTGAGACTGAATAGGTGGCTTCGACCGCAAACTGCTCTCTTTTGTCTCGGTTGTGACTACCATGATTATTACCTTTTTTGGCAGTGGCAGGCAAGGGGTGTGCGGAGCTGGACGTCTCGTGTGGGTCATGCCGTTGTTTATGACCACTTGTGGCAATCCCCTTGCCGGGCTTCATCATTTTTACTTTGCAAAGTTAGCGCAGGCGGCATCCTGCAAGGTCGTGCTGCAGTTGTCTCGGAATTTTTTCAAGGAATTTGGGGTGCAGTGGCGCCAGAAACCAAATTCCCAGGGCTCAGGGCTTGAAAAATTTTCGGCCAAACCTTGCATTTGCATGCCTCCATCCTGCTGCTCCTTATAAGCACGTAAAAATCGAAAAGCCCCAAGGGGCACAAGTTAAACCCTTTAAACAACTTACAGCAATGACCCACAACGTTCAGACATCCATCTACACCCGCACACGCCTGTTTGCCAACCACTACTATCTGAATCTCTATCAGGTAGTCATCAACACCGAGGACGGCGAGAGCTACGAATATGAGGTAGAAGCCGACTCCTTCCACGAGGCCACCGAGAAAGCCGAGGAATATGCCTACAGCCTGGGCGCGGACATCACCTACGTAGAAGTCTATCACATGGCATAAGTCATCAACATTGTATCACCCTATAACAACAGTCACAACTATGGAAGAGAAAATGATCATCGTCAGTCAAGTTAAGTCGAACCGCTCAGAATTTATGGTTTGGCAGGTTGCAATCACCGGGGAACCATTTGCGCAGTACTGCAAGAGCCCCCTCAAAGCCCTTCGATTCGCCTTCATGCTAAAGAAGTCCAAAGGCGTGAAGATTGCCATGGAAAGTATAGCCGCCCTCCAGCAGGCCATCAGCAGCCAGAAGGAGGCAGAGCAGAAGCCCGCCGATGACGAGAGCTTTCCGGAACCCTCCAACGAGGCTGCCGCTTAGGTGGCCTCTTTCCTTTGTCTCACCTCTTACTCGTGACGCCATGATGAAAGTTGCTTTGTTCGAGTACATTCCCAAGCGGTTCCTGAGCCGCGCGACCTTCGAGGAGCAGGACATCAGCCGCATGATCCTCGGCTTCAAGGATGGCCGGAACGTCTACAGCCGGTGGGCAGCAAGGCTCTTCGCCCGTGCGCTGGCCGCTACCGACATGAAGGATGTAGTCATCGTCTGCATTCCGGCAAGCACAACTTACGCTCATGTTCGGCGTTGGAAGCAGTTCTCTATTGAGCTGTGCCGCCTGACCGGCGTCGTCAACGGTTTCGACCGCGTACAAGTCAGCGGTAGCCGCAAGCGGGCACACGTCACTGGTGAGTACGAGCTTTGCACCAACATCAAGCATTACGTCCACATCGACAATGACTTCTTCAGAGGTAAAAAGGTGCTGGTCATTGACGACATCTACACTACCGGACAGTCATCCAGGGCGTTCATCGGCGCAATGCAAGCTGCTGGTGCAGACGTGCAGATGGCACTGTTTCTGGCGAAGAAAAAGCGGTTCTGCAGGAGCAGATGACTACTTCGCTTATTCAGCGACCTCATGCTTATGGCCTCACGGCCATCTTCTTGCCCGCCCTCGACCCCCTGCGCACCCGGAGCACTCATGCTGCGACACTGGCAGAAAAGCAGCTGCCAGAGTCATTCGCGCTCACCATGCAGGACGCTCACCATGCTGCCCTGCCCCTCCTTCCTGCACACGCTCCGTTCCGTTGCACATGAGCCGAGGAAAGAGCCTTTGTGGCTGTCAGGTAGTGGTTCGGACGGGCGAGTACCTGACATTGGGAGGTCAGGCACACGCCCGCCACGTTCCGCACCCAGCCACCGCGAAACACCGCCACTTGACAGCCAGGCACATCCCTCGGCTAATGCTCCACTGCTCTCCACGGTGCCGGCAGGATGGGCAGGGCTGCATCGTGACACCCTGCATGCACGGCCTTCTGTGGCCGTGAGGGTGCTTGCCTTTACGTTACGTAATTACAAGAGCAACACGTCGCATTTGTCCGCAACTGCCAGCGGCAGCTGGTTCACGCATAGGCGACATGACTGCGGATGGCGGTGGCTCGATTGCCCCACGTCGCTTTTTGTGGTGTAAAAAATGTTTACATATACCGCGCCCTCCCAAGGGGCGTAATTACGCTTCGGGCGTAGGGCGGTGTCGGGGTCGGTTACGACAAACTACCTTGCTCGTCCAAGGTAGCGAAGACGTTCTGTTTGGGTATCAGCCGTTTACGGAAAATCGGTGTTCACAACTTTTTCAGGCTGATGGGAGTGTAATTGCACCAGCGAGCGGCTGCAGCTGTCGCTTTGCCGCTGTTTCGCTTGGTGATCAACTGTTATCCCGTCCGATCTGTTTTCGTTTATTTCTTTGCCCGAAGTGTTAAATCTTTCTCTTACTAATAAAATAATTAGTAAAATGTTTGGTTACTTTCCAAATAATTAGTACCTTTGCAGTGTTCAATTAATAAAGCAATAAACAATGAAACAGAAAAGAGACATCACGATGAAAGTCACCTCAGACGAAGAGGATCTCATCAAGGCCATCCGCAACTATTGCGACAGTTATCCAAACGGCTATCCCGAACTCCTCGACTACGCTCAGGACATCTTCGACAGGATGACAGACATGCCAAAGTGAAACCAAAAGCTCTCCCTTCGGGGAGGGCTCTTAAAAACAAAATATACAGGATTATGGAAGTAGCAGTAAGAAAGAAACAAGAGAAAATCACCGACATGAAGCAGCGCATGCGCGACATCTATCTGTCGGTGTCATGGCGTGAGATTGTACGCACCTACTTTGACGGTAAGTCTGTCGCGTGGTTCCAGCAGAAAATGTACGGCATCGACGGCAATGGTGGCGTGGGAGGTTTTTCACCTGAAGAGGCAGAGCAGTTGCATGGCGCGCTGTGCGACCTGTCC